GCCGAACAGCGCATAATCGCCAAACAGCGCACCTTTGCCGAACTGCGCACCTTCGCCAAACCGCGCATTATCGCCAACCCGCGCATCATCGCCAAACCGCGCATCATCGCCAAACCGCGCCAACTTGCCGAACAGCGCATCATAGCCAAACAGCGCACCTTTGCCGAACTGCGCACCTTCGCCAAACCGCGCACCTTCGCCAAACCGCGCCAACTTGCCGAACAGCGCATCATAGCCAAACAGCGCACCTTTACCGAACTGCGCACCTTCGCCAAACCGCGCACCTTCGCCAAAGTCTTTACTACCTTGCATTACCTCGTCAATCATTTCTTGAGTGTAAAACATTTTTTAGTTCCTTTGTTGATTCAGTGAAAAGAGTATACACCAAAAAGCCGCGCTGTGCAGCGCTTTACAGTTCTTTACAATCGCTCAGTTCTTAGCACGGTTATTCTATTGTGTCAATAATAACCCTACAATTTACAGGTTGTTACAAATCCCGAGTATACCACAGACTTGCGCACGATGTCAATAACAACCCTACAGTTTACAGGTTATTACACCTGGGGCTTGATTTTTATGGTATAATTTTGGCGCAAATAGCCGACTAATTTAGTCGGCTATTATTTAGTAAATTTTCTTTACACATCTCCTTGTATGCAATTCCATATATTCGATAAATTGCTTAATATGGTTTTCCGCAGCGGACAAACTCTTATACACCCTATCGCTAAATATAGTAGTATTCTGAAATAGAGGATCAAGAGCCTCTATATTTACTTCCACGAAGTATTGCTTATTAGAATCACGGGTGATAATAAAGCGTGGTGTACTCTTACTACCCATTACAAATCCCTTCCCATATAGGCCACAATGGCCATTGGTGAAAATGCCAATAATGTAACAAAAAAGCATCCGCTAAGTTGCCACATATCAACGCTCTATAGCGCCCGTTTCCCAGCCTGGCATAACTTCATAGACGTATTCCATCCATTTAGTCAACCATTGAAAGAACCAGATCAATGGAACAAACCAGATTCTAACACACAAAATCACTGGCAATCTGAAAAGCACATTATAAATCGTGCGCTTGTCCAGCTTGATGTTAAGCAACTGCCACATACAACCCCCAAAAGTTTGCAACCATGAAAGTACCATTCAACACCATCAGACTAGCATCGCGTCGCGTCCAGCCCACGGCTAACCATGATACACTGCCAGCGATAAAAAGGCAATACCCTGGCAGAAAAAACTGCGACGCTACAGTAAATGATCCAATGATGCTAGCGAACGTGCCAATCCAAGAAAGAAATTTCACAGTGCTTTAGCCTTTTTGGCTTCCCATTCTGAATTAATCAAACTATGGCATCGCTCAGCTTCAATGCCATAAACATTGCGCATGATAGCATACCATTCTGCGTTATGGTGGCCCTTCACATTAGGATAAACCCTATGTGTTACAAGGTGGGCAATTTCATGCGGGACTGTATCCTTTACAAAATGTTCGGTATGTTCCCACATCAAAGATGCGGAAAAGTCAACCATGTGTGCATCATAGTGAGCCAGCCCGGCGGTAGTTTTTAAGGCCTTACGCACCCGTACTTTAGGGCTTGACAATTCGGCCAGGTTAGGGTAAGCACGAACAGCCTTAGCCCATTCAATAGCTACCCGTTTTTCGGCCACCGCGATCAGATATTGCATGTCCATAACAAACAGTATAACCCAAAAACTGAGCTAAAACCGCTTTACAATGTAATAAGTTGTAACAGTACGCCCTAGCATATTCAGCCGCTCTTGTCAATAATAGCCCTACAGTTTACAGGTTGTTACAACCTTTTTCTTGACGCGGCCCAAAATTTGTGGTATAATTTTGGCGCAAATAACCCCACAAACTGTGGGGTTATTTGTTTACCAATACTTGCTTGCAAAATGCCACGCAACCCATAGCAAACCGCCGATAATGCTAAGCTTCAGCAACATTACAAAAACAATGGCAGCAGCCACGATAGATCTAAACATTTGTCAACCTCTTAGTTAATGACAACTTCGTTAACTTCTACAGCATCAGGATACAGCGCTCGGCATTCCTGCCGATTGTGTGCAAACCGGATGCGTGAATGTCCACCCGCTAGCACAACTTCAAACAATCTCCACATCGCCGAACCTTTCCCAGAATTCCAATTCTTCAATAATGGTGATTGTACCATCATTCACGGGTTCAGCATCAAACCAATCGTCGCATTCGTCGCATTGATTGACATTGTATTGATCTTGCAGTTCGCTAATTTCATCGCTAGCCAAGCGGGGCATTGCGCCCATATAAAAATCCTCATAAGTGGAATAAAGTAGGTCAGTGTGTTGAATTACGCCATTCCTAGTAATCATTTACGTTCCTCCAAAGAAACAAGGACATAGCCCGTACCTATCGACCTAGTGGCCATGATTCTGGCACGGGTTGAATCAAATGTGCCAACCTGCACGACAGAAAACCCAAATAAGGGATGTCGTAGAACAAGCGTAAAGTGTCGCATTTTTTATTCCTCGCTAGTGTCAAGGGCCAGCATGTCATCCGTCAAGAACAACGACAGATCATCTTCGATAACTTCGATGATGGTCAAACCTTCATAGCATGTAACGATTTCGGTCATGTTTAGCTCCTGATCCAATGAAGCTAGTATAACCTAATCAGCCACGCACGCAAGCACCTTTACAATCTGTTACATCTACCTGGGATGTTACATCTGTTACACATGCGGCCTATTGACAAGGCCCGAAATTGTGTGGTATAATTTCGGCGCAAAATAGCCTACCAGGGTAGTAGGGTATTACTTAGCCCATACCATAGGCATACCCCTACGCCTATCGTATCCCGTTGTCTTATGCAGGCTGCGCCTAACGAGATAAGTGAGGATGCCAAACATAGCAGCATACGCAACCGCAGCGTCTACGCTATCGAAGTCATGTTCGACGATAGGGAAGCCAGAGGTAGCATTGCGATAGAGGGTATAGAAAACGTTGTCCATGATGTTGCCTCAACGGGTTGTGTAGGGTTCCTTGCCTCCGGGCATCATCACCCAAAGGGTTAGGCAAGGAATGATGTTGATACAGTAGCGCTTGCAGAAAGGGCTATAGTGTACCCTGATCCACACACCGCCAGTCTGCCAAAGGATGCCAGCTTTCATTTTTATTCCACCGTGTTAGTATCGTCCACATCCTTGATAGGGTTCCACAGTTCACAGGCCGCACCATAGGCAACAGGCGCAGTAACCAGTACACAGATACAAAACAGAAGTACAGTCATGATTAATCCTTAGTGGTGGATGGGGTAGTAGGCATCCATAGCGGTACGGATGCTAAGCTGATCTTCGCGTTGATTCTTAAGCTGCAGCATGGTGCTTGCCTCGCTCATACGCAACCAACGCAGTGCATAGTAGCCGTTAGCACGAATCAGCTTGCGGGCCTTACGATATGCTTGCTTGCTCATGTCGTTGTCTCCTAATCAGTGAAGCTATGATAACACGGTATGGACACGAAAGGATGCCAGCTGACTAAATTAGTCAGCTATTATTTCTTACTTGGCAAGTTGGTACGTTACCACGGTAGGCAGGTACTCGCGGTCTGCCCAGCGCAGTACCGTACCATCTCTCACCATATCAAACATGCGGTATGAGAAAGCTGCATCCATGTCAATACCATAATGGCTGCATGTCCGAATGATAGCACCCCATTCCATTGGCTTGCCGCTATGCAATACAAGTTTCACATCCTTAGTCAGCTGTTGAATGGTCTTCATGTTAGTTCCTTGTTGCGATGTGTTTATTATATAGTAGTTTTCTATGCTGTGCTATGCTTTACAATGTGTTACACAATTTACAATCTGTTACACATTGTACGCTTGCTCTAGAAAATCAGACATGGTACGATAGAGGCGGATAGCAGACTAAATCGCGTAGCGACCCGCTAGTACCCATCCTCACGGCCATCATTATAAAAATATTGGAAAAACTTTGGGTGCCATAGTTGTGCCATAGCTGTGCCATAGCTGTGCCATAGCTGTGGAAAACTTTGGGTGCTATAACTGTAGCATATCAATCTATTATAGTATATTCAACTCAGTAAATCAAATAAAAATTCCCTAAGCACATCAAAATTTTAACTTGCAGCCACGTCCTAGATCGTCTATAATATGCTCATCTTGGTATAATTATAATAACATGTCTAACCTACCCACAACCGTCGCAGCTGAAGTACTTGATATAAGTCCTGAAGCCCTAGAGATAGCTAATTGCTATCTAGTTACGCAGGATATTAACGCTGTATGTACAGAGTTAGATCTTACTGCTGATACTGTAACAAATATACTTAATAAACGAGAAGTAAAAGCTTATGTAGATAACGTATTCTTCAATATTGGATTTAATAATAGATTTAGAATGCATGCCGCCATGGATGCCGTAATAAAAAAGAAGTTCCAAGAATTAGAAGAATCAGATATGGGTAGTACTAAAGACATAGCAGAACTCCTAGCACTCAAACATAAAATGACTATGGATGAATTAGCTAGAGCTATAGAATTAAAGAAACTAGACCAATCTTCAGTTAAGAATCAAGTTAATGTACAGATCAATGAAGGTCTATCAGATGGTACTAAGTATGGTGATCTAATCCAAAGGTTAATGAATGGCACATCCGTTTAATAAAGCTCTAGCCTATCTAAATAATAAGAAGTATGATAAAGCCCTAGCAATTTATAAGAAGCTATGGACCGAGACCCCATATAAAGAAATTGCTCTTAATATGGGATCATGCTATAGAGGCCTAGGAGATTGGGATAACGCAGCTAAGTACTGGCTAGAAGCAGTTGACCCCAACTTGCCGTTTACTGATAATTCATTTACTAAAGAGTACCCACAAGCTCTTAATAATCTAGGACTTCTAGCGTATACATTCGAGCAAGATGAAGTAGCAGCGGAATTCTATGCTAGAGCTCTAGCCGTAGATCCGGAATATCATGAAGCTCGCTGGAACTATTCTCAGGCTATTGGTAGAATGTACTGTAGTAATAAGTATGATAAACCAGCGAACGTCTGGCATTGTATGGATTCTCGCTTCTATCGTGCTAATGGGGTAAGAATTAAAAGTAAGAAAAAAGATCTACTAGCCTGGAATTATACAGATAAAGTAGAGTCTATAGTAGTATTAGTGGAACAGGGCTTCGGAGACCACTTACAATTCGGACGCTATCTCAGCCTATTAGAAAATTTTGCCGATAAGATTTGGGTACAGTGTCACCCTAGAGCGGCCATATTTTATGACAAGTATTTAACTTGTTCAGACCCAAGTGAGACAGATGCTACACATGGTGTTGCTATCTGTAATTTAGCAAAAATTAGTAATACAGTCCCTAGCGGAGACTGGTTAAAGGACAAGTATGTTAAGAAATCTCCTAATGAAATACTCGATATCGGGGTTACATGGTCTGGGAATGTTGCTCATGGTAATGACCATTACCGTAGTTCCAAACCAGGTTATTTTAGACAACTTAGCCGGTATGGGAATTTATACAGTCTTAACCCTACCGAAGCTGGTACAAGAGGCTTTACTGACCTAAAATCTGGTAGTTGGTCTGATACTATTGCTGAGTTATCTAAGTTAGATTTGGTAATTTGTGTAGATACGTCGATTGCTCATTTATGTGGATCATTAGGTATGGAATGCTGGTGTATAATGCCTTTACATGATAGCGATTATCGTTGGGGGGATACTAGTATGGGATATGACAACATATGGTACAAAAGCGTTAAGGTTATTAGAAATAATGGGTCGTGGGAAGATGCAATTGACCATGTTAGTAAACTACTGGAATTAAGAATTGAAAACAACAATAACACAATACGGGGCCTGTAAGTTTTACGGCAAAGATGAGTATATAGGTAGATCACTATATAACTATGGTGAGTGGAGCGGAGAAGAGTGCGAAAAGATTGTTAGTCTAGCTAAGGGCTTATGCTTAGACATAGGAGCTAATATTGGTTTCATGTCTATGGCAATGTTACATGCTGGGTTAGACGTAGTAGCATTTGAACCACAACCAGAGCTGTTTAAATTATTAACTGAAAATGCTGTAGGAGCGAGGTGTGAATCAGTAGCTCTTAGTAGCTTTGAAGGGCTTACTACCATGCCTAGAATTAGATACGGTAGTAAGGGTAACTATGGTGGACTATCAGTAGGAACTAGATCAGAACTTGGTAGTATTACAGTAGAATGTAGAACACTAGATAGCTATGAATTAAACCCTGGATTCATGAAGATAGATGTTGAGGGCCATGAAGTAGAGGTATTACGCGGAGCTAGAGATACTATTAGTCGATGTAGCCCGGTAATGTATATAGAAGATGATAGACAAGATACTAGAGCTGACCTATATAA